ACCAAGCTACAGGAGGAGTAAAAGAATCCATATCAACCCCACTGACAGAAAACCGATTGCCAGCTTCCGATCTTGGAGCGGGAGATGTTTCAGGTACACAAAAATTGCCAGGAGCGGCCAAAACACCACTAGCGCGAGAGTCGCTAAAGAGTGCTGAAATAAGCCAAAAAGTCGGTCAAGATGTTTCATTACCTCGAATGGTAGAACAAGCTGGCACAGATGTAAAGAGCAAAGTAAATATCTTGGATGCTTTGCGTACACCTGACCGAGTATTAAAAAAAATAGGACTTGAAAGAGAATCAAATCTTATTCGCACTCAACACGAGAAGTACCTCAATGAATTACCGAAGCAAATAGAGAAAATTGATGTTTGGGCGAAACAGTTTACGCCAGAGAGCAATCAAAAAGTGTTCCGGTTTCTTGATGGTGAAAAAATACAACTCGACACAAATGAAGCAAAAATAGCTGGTGAAATTAAAACATATCTAAAGGACTGGGCTGACCGGTTGGGATTACCGGAAGATAAAAGAATCACGAACTACATCACGCACATCTTCGACAAAGACCTCATAAAAAAGGAGTTTCCTGATGAACTGGCGAGAATTATTGATACCAAGGTAGCTGGATCTGTCTACGACCCATTCATGCTGAAACGCTTAGGAAAACTCGGATATGTTCCAGATGTAGTCCGTGCTCTCGATGCTTATGCCAAACGAGCGACAAGAAAAGTTCACATGGATGTCGCTTTGGAACAAATGAGCAAGGCATCAAAGAAATTAGAGCTTTCTCAATTTAATTATGTCAAAGAGTATATCGACAGAGTAAACCTCCGCCCGACAGATATAGATAACGCCGTCGATAATACCATCAAATCAGTCATCGGATACAAGTTTGGAGCAAGACCAACAGCAGTTCTTACTCAATCTGCTCGACAGTGGATTTATCGCGGGACGCTTGGTCTCAACCCAGGTTCAGCTCTCAAAAACCTTTCTCAGGGGGCAAACACTTATGCGAAACTTGGTGAAAAATATACCGCAACGGGGTATATCAATCTCATAAAAAACTGGAAGAGCGGGGAGCTGGAGAAAGTAGGTGTTCTTCAGGATAGCTTTATCCAGGATCGTGGTCTATCTGCTGGGAAGAAACTCTTGCAGAAATTCGATGATGGCTTGATGACTTTTTTCCAGGGAGCGGAAAAGATAAACCGAGGGGCTGCCTATTATGGAGCAAAAGCAAAAGCATTGAACGAAGGGTTGTCTGAGCCGCAGGCGATTGAATATGCTAAAAAACTCGTTCGTGATACTCAATTTACATTCGGATCAATTGACACTCCACCTATTCTTCAATCAGACATCGGTAAAACACTCGGGCAGTTTCAATCATTCACTATCAAACAAGGGGAGTTTTTGGGAGAAATGGTAGCCGCGAAAGACATCGCAGGTCTAATTCGATATGCGCTTGCTTCAACTGCATACATAGCCGCTATCGGAAGTGCTTTTGGAATGAAGCCAAGCGATGCGATACCGTCATTTCGATTCGGAGTCCCACCAACAATCGCCCCAATCGTCGAGGGCACAAAGATATTGCTTGGCGCACCGAATAAATACGAACAACCGACCGGATGGAAAGACTTGTCAAAAACACTCATCCCGCTGATTCCTGCAGGAGTCCAACTGAACAAAACACTTGGAGGGATTCAATCATACAATCAGGGCATGGTAACAAATGGGTCTGGTAATGCACAATATCCGATAGAGCAAAACACCTCTAATTTTTTGAGGACGCTCCTTTTCGGAAAGTTTAACACTCCAGAGGGAAGACAGTATTTTCAAAATAATGAACGACCACTTAGCCCACAGCAAACGATTCTCTTAAAAGAACTCGGTCCAGGATACTACAACGAACTCATGAAAAAAAGAGATGCGATGGCGGAAAAAGAAAAGATAAAAAAGTTTCAGAAGTCAAACAATCCTTTCTACACCAAATAATATGGAAGAAACCGACCCATTCGCACCAAAGACAGTATTCACCATCAAGCACTCCGAAATCCCGAAAGGGATGACACAGTGTGAGCACCACCAGTGGGAAAAAATGAACGATATAGAACTTTATTGCGGAGTCTGCCAGTCAGCCATCATTGTAAATAGCGATGTAATTGATGTATTATGCAAATAAGCAAGACAAAATACGCCTCCCAATACATTGACAACATGTCGTTCGATGATCAATTGAAGGTGCGTGTCACCGAGATCGTCGGTGCAGACGGAGTACTCAAGAACCCAGCCACCGAAGAAACCCTTGCAGGAACGATGTCGATAGCTGTTGATGATACTTCAACCGCAGGAGTCACCTATGTTGGAAAGGCAGTAATTGGGTCATCTTCAGCATCTGTCGTGTGGCAAATAAAGAAGATATACGATGATTCAACTCCGAGTCAATGGGCGGATGGGAACTCTAATTTTGACAACATCTGGTCGAATCGTCTTTCACTTACTTACGCATAAATATGGAAGAAATCATCAAGCAGATAGAAGAAGAATATGCAACGCAGATGCAAGAAGCACAGGACGCTCTTTCTGTCGCCCAGATGAATTTTGACAATCTCGTTGGGTCGAAAGAAGAGAAAATACGAGCTGTCAGAGTTTACTACGAAGCCATCGCACAAAGAGACCAAGCACAGTCAGTTATTGACTCGACCAATGATGACATCAAAGCCCAAGTAATTTCAGCAGAAGCTGTAAAGATATAATATGGCAGTAATAACATCAGCAACATCAGGCGATTACGGTACCGGGGCGACATGGGTCGGTGGGATTGCTCCTGTCGAAGGAGACTCTGTTGTGATTGCACGAACGAGTACGGGACTTGAAACATTCAGCACCGATGCGGCAGGATATGCCATAGGTGCAACAGCTATCACGCTCACCGGAGCAGTAGCCGCTGGGTCTTATGTCATCGGTGAAGCTGTACAATTCGGTTCAACCGACCCGAATTACTACACAATAACTAACTGGGTATCAGGGACAAAGGTGCTCACGGTCTCCCCTTTGATTGTTGCTATTCCAGCTTCTGCAACTCTTGTCCGGTGTAAGGGGCATGTCGTCACCGTGGCAGGGACTTACATCGTTGGAAATGATACGACGACAGCGTTCACAATCAATGGAACGCTGAGGGCTTCGAGGGTCGCGAGTTCGTCACTCACTATAAAGGGACTCATCTACACGGCAGGGTCTCTTGTCGCAACGATTGACTATGGAAGGCTCTCTCTTAACGACACCATCCCACCCGCATACTCATGGTCACTTGTCCTGAATTATTCAGCCGCGATGGCATCGAATAAATACGGGATTCAGATAGCTGATACTACTTACGCCTTTTTCTGCGGAGCCACGAAAACAACGAATGCCCTCCTTACATCGACAATCAATGTCGGCGGGACATCCTGTACGGTAGACGACGCGACAGGATGGGCTGTCAATGATTGGGTCGTTCTCCCAGCCACAGACGGTACCTACACTCATCACGAACGAGTCCGGATAGCGACACTCACACCTGGGGCTGGTACGACGGCAACCATCACTTTCGCCGCGACATCATATTCACATGCCTCCGGTGGTGATATAGGCAATCTCACAAAGAATGCCGTCATCAAGAATTACAATACAAGCACCTGGACTTATTTCAGCATGGCTCATACAAACACCAACTCAAACAATAAAAGGGAGTTGAGTAATGTAGAATTTCAATATGTCGGGAGCAGTACCGGAGTCCCCGCAACGCAGTCCTTCATCTATGGTGCTGGTTCATACTGTACTCCACTCCGTTACTTCCAAGATTGTACTTTCTACAACTCTGCTGGTGCTGGTCCGACACTGTTCCTCAACCAATATATAACAACTCACACGGCGACCAATCTCCTGTTCTATAACGGGGGCGGATATACGAATGGGCAGTGGTATACAGCTTCAGGCACAAATGCTGGATTATCTAATAGTGTATTTCATGGGAGTGGGTCGTCTGGAATAAACACGGCATACTCACAGGGTGGTCAAGGATGCGTATTTACGAATCTTAGGTTCTATCTAGCCACTGGGTTTTCTTCAAGTGGTGGGAATAAGATGGTTTTTAATTCCTGCAAGTTTCATAGCACTTCATCGCACCATATCACAAATCAGACTGGGTCGTTTGAATTCAATTCGTGTTCATTCAGTAGTTCTGACCTCCCTGGGTCACCTGCGATGGTATATGTCACCAATGCTAACTCCGCCGCTGTTTCTGGGCAGGTTTCTGTCGCAACTTTTACAGATTGTAGGTTCGGTACACCTTCTGGCACCTTCTCAACAAACTTTTCCAATTCAAGCCCATCTTCTTTGATTATCGTCGCGAATAAAAATGTAGACCCGCTTGTTCAAGAAATCTACACCCCACAAGGAACTATCGTCCGTGATAACAACTCAATCGTATCTGGTGTCGTCTCGCTCTTAATGACTCCATCTTCAGCGACTAATCCCTTAACCTTCACACTCGATATTCCAGCACCAAATGGAAAGCTTGTCGGGGTAAACGGACTATTGAGAAGGGTTACGACAGCCAATGCGGTGACAGTCACATTATCAGGTCTTGGTATTACTCCATCGGTATACACAGCATCAGGCTCACTTGCAACTAACGAAACATTCTTTGTATCAGGAACAAATAACACAGGAACTGACGGTATGCTAACGCTTACATTCTCAATCACAGGAACAACAGGTGCATTATATGTTGACAGAATCAGTGCCCCTCAAGCATCAGCTATTGACTTCGGGGAGTTTGGGTATTGGACACGAGGGTTGCCTGTTGGTACAGTGACCGCCTCTTTCGTTTCGGCAGGAGATGTATGGGGATACCTCACGAGCAATATGACCGTAGCAGGGAGTATCGGTATGATTGCCAAGAAAGCTCTGACCGTCGCTAAGTTTTTGGGGTTGAAATAATATGTGCAGTAGAGAGGAAGTCCACACAATAGTCAAAACACTCCTCAACGAACACGAGAAGAAGGAGCTTGCCTTTCATTCCCTCATCATCCAGAACCAAAGACTCATAGACGACAAGCTCGACCAAGCACTCATCTCAGTGAGAGAGTCCGTCCCATCCTCCCTCTCCAAAATCCTCACTGAAATGAAAGACAATCAGGGAAGGATAGAGTCAAAGGTAGACGGTTTGCAGGAGAAGATAAGCCCAGCCATAGACGCTATAGATGTCGCCAAAAAAGTAAAGAAAGGGGTAATTTGGATAGCTGGGTTCATCATCGCTGTAGCAGGTATCCTTACCTCGGTTACGCACATCAGAGGTCAATTCAAATAGGTTTACAAAAGTGGTATAATATGCTAGTATAGACATATGAACATAGCCACGAAAATCGCCATATCCCATAATAGGATGTACATGGTAGCACCGTGGTTTTTTGATTTTTTAGGGGGAATTCAAGAAGTCGTTTGTCGCCATAAGCGGGTGTATCGCCGGAGGGGCACATCCTCTTATTGCGGGAAATGTGGGAAGTTTTGGGCGTAGTTCATTAACAGGAGGCAAAAATTCCGATTTGACAGAAAGGAGATAATTATGATATGCTGTATGTATGTATAAATGTACAACATGTGGTAAAAATCTAGTTAAAGAAGGAAAAACTTCTCTATGTATAACTTGCTTTAATAAAGCAAGAATCGGTTCAAAAAACCCATCATGGAAGGGCGGTATTTCGAAAAAACGGAATCCATTTTCAAGGTTTAATGGACCTCTCAACGAGAGGTTTGGGAGTAGAAACCCTATGTTCGGTAGAAAGGTATCAGAGGAAACAAGGAAAAAAATGAGTGTGTCTCAGAGAAATAAATCTCAGGGAACTAGGGAAAGAATTTCTGTTAGCAAGATTGGAGAAAAAAATCCAATGTGGAAAGGAGAAGATGTCGGGTATGAACAGCTCCATCGGTGGGTGAGGTCAAGATTCCCAAAGCCTGAATTATGCATAATTTGTAAAAAAGTGCCACCGATTGATTTAGCGAACAAGGGTATTTACACTCGTGACTTAACGAATTGGGAATATCTTTGCAGGTCGTGTCACATGAAAAAAGATGGTAGAAGTAGAAAGGGGTATGTAAAGGTGGATAGAACTTCAACTCACAAAGAAAGGATGCAAAATGTGTGACATTCGCACGATATGCCCGCGGTGTGGCAGTGCAATCATGTACACCGATACGACCGATACGGTCGATGGACTTCTCTACCACGCGGTGTGTGGGATTGAAACCAAAACCAAGGTTGCTCCTCTCTCACGGTGGGAGCAGGAGCGTATTCGCAAGTTATTTTCAAGGAGTGTAAGCCATGGCTATGGTATGAAATAACAATAGATGGCGTTGCAAGAAGGAGATAATTATGATATGATTTTTACATGAAAACATGTAAAACTTGTAACAAAATTGTCTCCTCTTTATCTACGACATTGCGTTGTATAACTTGCTTCAATAAAAACAGAATAGGAATAAAAAATCCAATGTGGAAGGGCGGTGTGTCAAAGAAATGCGATAAAAATTCAGAATTCATTGGACCCCTGAAAGAACGGATTGGAAAAAAGAATCCGATGTTCGGAAGAAAACATTCCACTGAAGCAAGAGAGAAAATGAGAATAGCAAGAATTAACAGAAAATATCCGATGTCTTGGGGGAAGCACTCTGCTGAAACGAAGGAAAAAATAAGAATAGCAAAATTAGGTGATAGAAACCCAAATTGGAAAGGTAATTCAGTAGGGTATTATCCTTTACATCAATGGTGTAGGAACAACATGCCAAAACCTCAACTTTGCGAAATATGTAAAAAAGTACCTCCATATGATTTAGCGAACATAAGCGGTGAATACAAGAGGGAACTATCCGATTGGGAGTATCTTTGCAGGTCGTGTCACATGAAAAAAGATGGTAGGAGTAGAAATGGGTATATAAAGTTAGATAGGACTTTAACTCACAAAGAAAGGATATAAAGTGTCAATTTGTCATTTTTGCGGGGAGCCTGGAGCCGAACGGTTCCACCTCAACGGGCAAGAACGGTTCTTCCACGCCAACATGCTGAAGGACTGTCTCAATGAGCACTTGAAGGAACAGCAGGCACAGTGGTTCAAGGAGCGTGGTTCTCACATCGAATCCCGTGGAGCAAAGTTCTCCGCGGTATCCGGCGGGCATCATGTCCGTCGCTTCTGAAAGCGAGGTGGTCAAATCTAGTCGGGAGAGAATCTTCTCCCGCCTCTCTCGGAGTCCATACTAGTAGACTCCCGCACGGGGTATCAGGCTACTGGTACCGTCCCTAGTGTGGATTGCGAGAGGGGAAGACGAATCTACCTTAACTAGGTAGCTCTTCAACTCTGTAGTGAGCGCATCGGCTACCAGCAATGGTGACCCGAGTAGGTCTCGGAATTAAAAGCAACAATGTATCAAAAAGGCTCACACCCTCTCTCTCGGAATAAGACTATCACCCAACGACAACTGCGCTCACGCGTATTCGGATACTGACGGTTCCGATTTAGTCCATTATCGTCGATAGCCTCCGAGCGAGAGGGTTCGAAACCTCAAGAGCGGTAAAAAATTGTAGGACATGGCACGCTCCATTCATTCTAGATGTGGATATGGAGCCTCTAAAACGAATACTGAATGTGCCTACCATGTCGGGCAAGTATCAATCATTCAGCCTCTCTCGCCCGTAACTACGGTGTACTCCATCCGAGCACTAGCGAGTTGCTGGCGAGAGGGGACGCTCTCAAACGGAAAAATAGAGCTGACAGTCGTCAAACGGGCGAACGCAGAGGGAACCTCATCAATCCCTCGAAGATAATTGGGTCGCAATATCCCTTCAGTACCAGATGATTTCTGGAGAAAGTTCTGATGAAACGCTCTATGCCTCCCGTTTGTGCATATCAAGGAAAGTATGCACAGGTTTAGGTAAAGATAGTGCATTAACTTTTATTATAAAAATCCATAGTAAAAGTTAGTTTCCATCTTTTTCTAAAAAAATACTAAGTGACGAGTTAGTTTCCATACCGCTCATGGATAGACCATTTTAACCAGTCGGGGAATATGGTTGAGAGAGCAATAATCCGTAATACACGCGTATTAAACCAAAAAAACACTACATGCTCATCCCACTCATAGCTCTTTTCATCCTTCTCTCCATTGCCCTCGGTATCGTCGGGGTTCTTATCCATGCCGAGCTGACTCCACGGACTCATAAAGTGATTGATTACAGCATATGAAAAAGAAAAAAATAACGACAAAACCAAAGCATACTGTCATATACGACCGTATTTTCAATCAGCAAGTCGATGTTTTTATCAACTACACACCTGAGATGTATGCCAAATGGCTCACAAAAGAGAAAATAAAAGATGTGGATGAAAAAAACTTGAGTGATTTCGCTGGTTGGACATCAAATTATGAGGATGCTGACGGGAGAACTAAAGCCATCTTATTCATTCCAAAATTCAACTGGTCGATTAAATCGCAAGGTACGCTCATCCATGAGATTGTTCATGTCATCATCAAAATATGGGGGCGGAACAACATACCATATAACTATGATACTCAAGAATTTCTCGCTCATTCTGTCGGGAACATGTATGAGGATATTGCTGAAAAATTACTCGTATGACTGACTATCGAAAACCATGTAGGGGGCATCGTGCCGATCTCGCTGGCTATTGCAAATTCTGCGGTGAGAAGATAACCGACGGTGAACCACCTATGCCCCCTCTCCGACCGAAGCGGTGGAGCCAAGAAGCCATAGATAAGTCACTTTTTAAGAAACTCGTATGAGTTATTACTCACAGAGAGATAAAAAATGGGCAGATGATATGCTTGGGTTCGGAAAGACACGGTTGGGGACGCACGGATGTTTTGTCACATCTTTGGGGAACCTCTGCGGTAAGACACCAAGAGAGGTAAACCACATCCTCCAAAAAGGGAAGTTTTTCAACGGCGACCTCATCATCAGCACGGTAGCGATGGCAAAGTCTCTCGGTCTTGAATACGCCGGTAAATCAGACAAACAGCCAAAATATCGCTGTATCGCTGAAGTGGATATGAGTCCTGCACCGGGGAAACAGCAGCATTTCGTCGTCATCAAGGAAGACGGTTCCATAATCGACTCATGGACAGGGACTATCAGACCGAAAGGGACATATCCTATCGTGAGTTATAGGCTCTTTAAAGTACCAGAACCTGTACAGATACCAAAACCTATAGAAAACACCGTAGAAGTGAAAATAGACCACATTCCTGAGGTCGTACAGGAATCTAATCAACCCCAAGAACCAATTATGCTTGAAACACTCAAAGGAAGCCGGACCATCATCAGTGCCGTCCTCGCGTTCGTCGTCTCAATGGGAATGCTCTCACAGGTCGAGGCGGATCAGCTGACAGAAGGTATCCTCGCGCTCCTCTCAGTAGCGACTCTCGTAAGCACCATATATTTCAGAATTACGGCAAAACTGAAAAAATAAACAAACGAAAAACAGGACTCATCGTCCTGTTTTTTCTATTTCATAATTTATCAATTTCTTTCCTAATAGCGCTGTAATCATCTTTTGACCAGTCTTGGTTTTCAAAAATAAACTTGGCGAGCTGGTATTTTGGTATGTCCCCTGGCATCAGCTTAAAATGCCTGATGCTGACATCACCTATTAGTTTAACATGGAAGAATGTCGCCAGTATTTCAAAAAGTATAAGATAAAATCTCGTTCTCCATCCTAGACCGTCGAGGCTCACATCTTTCAGGTAAAGATTCATATTTTATTTCATAAACTCTTTAACCCAAGATTCAAACTCATTCGGTTCTGTAATAAGAGCAGTAGATTCCACCTCCCGCAGAGCCTCCTCTACACTCTCTCGGATGGCTTTTTCGAAGAAGGATTCTATTTCAGCTTTTGTTTCAGCAACTTTTGGTTCACCATCAGTAGCTCCTTCTCCATCCCAGTATGATGCAGTCTGAAAAGTATTCAATAAATCATCAAACTCCTCCTTCTTTCTCTCGATGATTGTTGAGAGATTTCTTGGTTTCATCATTTCTGATGTTATTTCTTTTAGGGTCATGATTTTGTGTAAACACTTTTTAATGCTTCTACCAACTGCTTCTCCTGCTCCACTGTCATGAGTGGTGCGAATGAGTTGAAGATTTTCCAGAGTTCTTTTGCGGTAACTGTCTTGTCAGGAGAGAGTTCACCGAGATACTGGCGGATGAAGCCTAAGTTTGACCATTCGTGTTGTTTCATATCTTTTTCTCTAAGTATTTATCTCTCAGTGTGTTCCTGAAACATTTAAACGCCCGCCATTCGTTAAACTCCGTATGACCTTCCATTTCTATCTTGTCCGACAGGTCCATTATCTCCTTCAAGAGTGCTTCTCGTTCTTGGCGGATGATGTCAGAAACGGTTGAAATCATAATTGATAGGTCGCCACAACTATTTTCAGTCCCAGCTTCTAAAAACTTTTTCTGCCATTTATTTGTAGACATAGCTTTATTCTGGTATTTTTTGGACACTATTTGGCGATTTATAACCGATGAACTTCATAATTTGTCTTACTGAATAACCGTGTTGCTTTAACGCTTCAGCACATACTTTTTTCATTCCAATTTCGTCTGTATGCTTTGGATTTTCTATAATTCCTGCACCTTTACAGACTGGGCATACAGACCGGTTAGTGCAAATAGGGCAAGCATTAGAATAAAGATGGTGCTTGTGTTCCTCCTCCCACGATGTGTCCTTTTCTTCCTTCGCCTGTCCAGGAATTTCACATCCTATTCGTCCGCACCATGGAGTTCTGATTTCTGGTCTACATTTACACATACTCATGTCTTTAATTTTTACCTACAATCCACATCTTTAGAATATATTGCTTGTGGCATCAAAATGATTCTTGAATGTTGTGCACAGTCTTTATTGCTACATCGGAAGGTCTCTGAAGCCGTATCTTGACGTTCCTCTATGGCTGATCCGCATAATGTGCAAAACCATTCTAGCGTCTCCATACTCATGTCTTTATTGATTGATTAGTTTGGGGTTAGAATAACTTGAAAAGTCTTTTATACCATGGCAACTCTCTAATTTTGTCTCGCTCCTTTTCCAACTCCTTATAATAAACAGCGAGCCTCATCTCGAAATCATCTACTAATTTTTCTGTTGCCTTGTTGGTTGCCTGCTTTACTGTTTCGTTGCTGAGTGCCATTATCTTATCCAATACAGAAAACGATTCATCATCGACATAACATCCAATAACACCATTCAAGTGCGTTTTAATTTTTTCTCTACGATAGACGAACTCCTCATAGGTGTCTTCAAAAAAATTAGGCACCCCACCTTCTGTTGATACAAATGCTGATAGTGGCTTCGCTTTAGCTACACGATAGTGAGGCATTTCAGAATCAATAGTCTCAATTTTTAACAGATATTTCTCCATATTTTTACATTATTTCCCTCTCTCAGTTTCGTATACGGGGCAGGATTCGAACCTGCATCTCGTCCACTGGTGTATCAGTTTACCGAGACCATACACGGCTGACTTACCATTTCGCCCACCAATATACGAAATTGAGAGAAGGAAGATTGATTATTTATTGAAAGATGAAGCTATTATAATTAGCCAAGTGATTAAGAATAGAAACGAGATGTGCCTTTTGTCATACTGACTCAAATTTCCGTCCATATTATTTATTTTTTATCATATAAGAGCGCAAAATAACGCCAACCCGTAATTACCATAATGTAGTTGTACCGCAGGGATAGCAGATAAAAATACTATCAGTAGATATTCCATATATATTATTAATTAATTCTCCCCATTACCCAATTAATCATACTCCATGGAATACGGATATCATTTTTTATTGCAGCAGCAGAACGACAATCTACTAATGTTGGTGGAGATCCGTCAAATCTTACATTTTTAAATATGAGATCCATTTCGGTCACTGTTTCTCCTGCTTTTATTTTTATAACTTCTTTTTCTACTAACTTATATCTATATTCAGGAGTCGTCCCGCACCCTCCCTCAAACTCGCCAATGTCAACCAAAGATACTTTATTTACTCTTTTATAATCCTTTAAAAAAGTGATGGAGCCATCCTGGTTCAATACCCTCCCGAGTTTTTTTGTGTAGTCTTCCATATTATTTATTCAGATAAGAGGCTGGTGGTGGAGCAACAGAGATTTTTTGAGGAGTTTATCCCTCTCTCTTCTAGACGCTGCCCCCATCAGACTCCTATTCTTTAGTTATTTTCGTTTAGATGCTATAAGCTCCTTGATTTCTTTACAGTGTTCGTTGTATGACTCATATTCTTCTAAAGCGGTTGGACATTCATTTTCTTTTCCAACGGCTTTACACTCTTGGCATACCCTCTCCTCACATCGTGACTCAACCTCATCAAGGAGGGATTCTATGGATTTCTTAAAAAACTTCTTTGTTTTCATTGAGTCAATTCCATGCGCTGGGCAACCAATATCCTCATACGGACCGTTCTTACATTCGTCGATGCAATCCATTTGTTTTGTATACTCCTCCAGTATTGATGATATGGTTATAGGACTTTTTGATTCTTGCGGACATTTATCACTACACGGAACGATTGTATTATGTCCAAGGTGGGTACAAAAAGTGGTCTTCTCCTCTTTTTTAGTCATATGGTTACTTCATTAATGATAGAAACATGAACCATAGAATTGTTATAACAATTATAATAGTTCCCTGAGAACGCAAGACTTTGAAAAACTCATCTCGTGCTTTATTTAATTTTCTACGGCTTTCTTCCATATCCAATCTAGCCTTTCTAATTAATGGGTGTTCCTCTTTTGTAGTCATAGTAGTCATATTTAGTAGCTTATTTTACCAGTGAATTTATTCTTGAACGCCTTGTATCGAGGACAGTGCTCGAATGTTGCATGGGGTCTTCGTGGGTCTACCCAGTCGTGACCAAGATATTCACAAATACAATATGGGCATTCGTATGTTCTGTCACCCAAATATTCATGCCAATAATCTTTAAAATGCCAAATGTTCAGATCGTGGAGGAGTCTTTTGATCATATTATTTTATGGGTGACTTAGACGCTTTGATAGCCTTTACCATAAAAAAACGGTTTCATTTTTTCTCCCTGCACCCTCTTTTTTTTCTTTTCAGAAAAAACGACTCTAAGGAGATAGGTTGCAAAAAATAAAAATTTTTTGCGCTTCTTTTCCTTTGAGGGAGATATATTCCAGTAGATGGGAGAAAACCATCATCTGTGCATGGTACGGGTTTTCTTCCGAATGCGGGGTTACCGTTTTCATTGGTTGCCGTATTTTCCGAGTCCTTTCGCTCCTGTAAACGCCGAAGCTATATCTGGCATGCCATGCCGTGTTTCTCATCGCACAAGACGGACGGAGAGTCGTAGCTCCGTGGCACGGTGGTTTTCCCTCCAGGCACTTAAGTTACTGGTTAGGACTCTCATCGGTTGTCGTCTCCTCATTGGACTGCATGTGAGTTGCGCACCCTGCCTACTCTGATGGCGTATCGTAGGCTAAACAAAAATCCCCTTCCAGTCGTGTGAAAGGGGGTTTTTGCCCGCTACCGCACGACCAGTAACGAATAAATTGTTACTATCATTATAGTCGATTGCTATTTAGTTGTCAAGCTACTTACTACTATTGATTATCTCGATAGCATCTATAGAAGCTTCAAGAGGAGAATAGGTCTGCCAGTCTACTTTTATTGATTCGAGCGATTTCAGTTTCAGATACTTGTACCGCCCCGGGAAAGTACTCTTGAACCATATTCCCGCCTCCGTGGGGTGCTTGTGCCACCAGTTAAAATGACACTGGTAACAAAGGGCTTTTATGTTGAGTGGATCGGCGGACATGTTATGGTATGTTCCCTCCGGATAGACATGACTCCCGTGTATAGCGTATCCTGCTTCCTTTGATTTCCCGCACTTTTGGCAAACATATCTATCTCGTTCGAGTGCAATCTTCTTCGCCTCTTCCACTCTTTTCTTTCGCCACCACGAGCTTGAGTGTTTTTTGCTCTTTTTTGCGATGGGTGTTTTTTTCATGCCTGATTGTGTGCTTCGTCGCTGAGAGTCCTCAGGTGTGATTTAATTGTGCTCATCATGCGCGAGAGTCCCTTGATATAGAGGTCTCTATTGTTCAATTTCTTCCCACTCCCCATGGCGAGGAACATCATTTCGAGGGTCTTGTCCGAGACTGGCTTCTCTTGCTGGAGTTTCTTATTTTCTAACCAAAAATCTGCTTTCTCCGTCTCCATTTTCATTTTGCCCATGATGGCTTCCCCATAGTCCGCGCTCGCTTCGATAAGAAGGATGGAGAGCTGATGGGGAAGCTCCTGATACTCTAGCATTTTTTTCGAGTAGTAATTGAGCGGTTTCATTTTTTTGCTCTTATCGCATCATTTTCTTCTTTCAGTGCTCTTCGCGCGTCTGCAGTCCTGCAATTTTTGCAGTACATGGCGCATTTACCGCTTACATCTCCACCATACCTATCACCACACCATGAACAGAGGCATATTACTTTTTTTGGGACATCTACCGAAATTTCTTTCTTTTTTTCTTCGTAGAATGACATATTTAGAATGGTACATCATTTGGATTAGTAAATTTTTCTTCCAAGTCCTCAGGTTCCGGTGCGTTTTCGCTCCCGGCTCCGATAGTGTTAATCGGGTGTTCGGTGACATACTTCTCCAGGAATGAATTGACCTGAATCTTGTAGATGGCGAGCTGTTCCTCGGTCATGGCATCCCACCTTGCCGGTGCAACAGGGAAACCATTGATAGCGGTGTGTGTATTTGTCTCCTTGTTGTAGTCCGAGAAATGACTGTAGATTCTCTCGCTGTCCTGGATGAGAGTGAGACCCGATTTCTTCGGCCTGCCGTCCTTACCGATGAAATCAGGATACGGGGAAACAACGATCGGTTGCATTTTATCCGCACCGGCGAATTTATTGATGAACTCTCTCATCATTCCTCCCGAGAGCGAGAGTGAAGCGTCGTCGAAGAGCACTTTGAGCGTCTTCATCTTTTTCCCTTCGTACTCAAACTCTTCAATCTTCCAATCCCTCACAATCCCTCCCCAAGCGTCATGCGTTTTTTCAAAAACGGTCTTGCCGACTTTGTTCACCCGGGCGACTGCTCCCGGTGTTCCTTCTGCTACTACCTCGACGATCCGTCCTGCTACGATGTTCAAAAAAGTCTTTCCGCTATTGTTCTCGTTTTGTACTGGGGGCATAGTTTTAATTTATTCTAATGAAAAGGTTCATCATAATACTTGTCTACTTCTCGCATCCAAAACTTTATTTTCAGAATCATCTCGTCCTCCGTGTAGTCTTTCGCACCTTTCATGGCGATCGCCAGGTCGATGCTTTTATTGATGACAGACGACTTCCGGACTGATTTCTCTGTGGCTTCACGGTTGAGTGTGAAGCTATCTTTCGGAGCTTCTTTCTTGTACTGCTGACTGACTGGAGGCATTGATTTGTTCGATTAGTGACTTAATCTCATCTGCATCCAAGACTTCGACCAGAATCTCGGCCATTGATTTCAGCGATACTCCCGATTCTCTCCGTGCCTCACGGATCGTCTGTTCGAGGTCGTAGTGGATTGTTTCTTCCATATCTTCTGCGATTATTTCGTTTTGTTGATTGCTCATATGTTCATTCCGCTCTTTATGATATAAACACGGGCTTTTTTCGTCGCAGACGCATGTCATAATTCCTTGTTTTTACAATTATACCAGGCGTTGAAGCCTGCTCGGTCGTAGATTTTCTTGGCGTACTTGATATTCTCTTCTGGGTTCATCATTTTCTTCTCGAACTCCGCAACGGTCATTCCGTTCGCTTTGGCACGGTTCCAAACTTTACCGCCATCATTACCTCCCGTACGAATTTGGAAGATACCTATTGAACGACCGATAATTTCTTCTCCGTCTTTGCTTATGAGGTGCTCGTCTCCGATACGGGTCGGTTCGAGTTGGCTTTCACACTTGGCAATCTTCGTGGCGGCTTCTGCCTGTTCCCCGAATACTTCTTTTATGATTGCGAGGGGATTGACGGGTGTCTCTCCCCCCTCCTCATGTACCCCCATGCCGTCTGTCGGTGGAATATCCTGTGCCGTGAGGCGAGGTATATTCTGATCCACCTCCGCGCGAACATCGGAGCGGGTAATCTCATAGTGTTCCGGTTCGAGTGCCTGCATATAGAGGCTACTGGCGAACGCGAGGCTCACTATGTCTACTACTATCCACATCATCACTTTTCTAATGTACTTTTCTTTCTTCGATGGCTTCTCTGCTTGTTTGATTCGATAGAGAAATAATTCTTTCATAGGGTTTTTTATGCCCACCCGGTAGCTTCTTTTTATTTATTTATTTATTTATTTTTATTTTGTTCTGAATAAGATGACCATCTACAATTTTTCTTCGTGTATCCTAACGACCCGTCTATTCGATCCAAGGTCTTTCCTTTAGGTCTTATGCCCATATCTTCAACAAAGTTTTCAAACTTCATCCATCTATCACAAATTTTTATTCCACGACCACCATACCTGTGAAATTTGCAATGATTTTTACTTAAGCATCTCTGTTTCATAGCCCTCCATGTTGTAAGAGTTCTTCCACTATCACCAAAAAGTTCCTTTCTTTTCTTATCACTTTTTGCTGATGACTCACGCCGTCTTTTAATCCTTTCCTCATCATTCAATGGTTTTCTTCCCATAATGACCACAGATTATTTATTTAGCGCTCGGAACAATGGTTGGAAGATAGGGTCAATCATGTTTTCTACTTTCTTCTCGACAAATTGCTTCCCCATCTCGATATTCAATTTTCGGTTCAAGTCGTCTTTACTGCACGCCTTTATCTTGAAGGGGCGAACGAGGTCTTCTTCCTTGACGCGGAAATCATCTGATTCCATATATTTCTTCTTAATTTTTAGCTGGTAGTGGGAGGCTACCGTTTGGGCGTGACACATACGCACGACTCCTTCCCTATCTCGGCTTCAGGGGTCTCGCTATGCGACGACCACACTGCTTACCTTGATACTATCCATTATACTCTCCTTTTTTTATCTTGTCAAGTTTGTCATTCTTTGCTTCTACGATAGCCCTCACTCTTTCTCTTGAAAGCCCTACTTGGCGCGCTATTTCTGCCTTCGTGTGTCCATTTAGCCATAAAGACCAAATAACATCATCTCGGCGTGTATTGTCTCTCATCCATTTACGGATTACTGGTTTAATGTGTTCCATGCCTGAATTTTACGCTTTATCGTCCGCTTTGTCAACAACCATATTTATCACTTAACTCCTGTCGCTTGATACGCCGTTTGATGTTTTCGATCATTCGTTTTTTGCTCGCGCTTCTTGCTGTAGCCGATAACATTCCTTGTTTGATGATTGCCATACGGCGGGCGTACTCATCAGGATTGATGATAGCGTCGTATTCTTCTTTAGTTTCTGGTATTCCGTTGATCATATTTCGTATTCAATTTTTGCTTTTTTATTAAAAACCGCTTGTGAAGTTATTTGAAAGGATTTTTGAAATCTTCCAGTAAGATTATCAGAAGCCCATTGCCCATATTCCTCATCTTCAATACAAATTTTCTCCACGGTCTTCCCTTTGTATTTTCCAAATGGCATCACATCATCTCCGCATGGTTCTGATTGTGAGAGAAATTTCACATACCGCTTGCAGGATGGACACGATGCTTTCAGATGATTTCCTGATTTTTCTTTTATTGCTTCAAGTTCTGTGAATTCTAATTTGCATGATTGACACTTCATATATTTTTTCTTAATCAATTATCATTCCCAAGGTACTTGTGATTGTCCTGAGATTTGGGAATCTCCAATTATCTTCCCCCCAAGTCGTACTGCCGTATCTTCCACCGGATCAATAAGTTTCCCATTATGGAGAAGACATACTATTTTTTTTTGAGTCCCCGACGGGCGGTTGTTTTCGAGATATACCGATGTGGTATCCATAAACATGCCATCGCTTTGTTTGTCCCTATCAACAATGAACCCAATGGCGCACAAGCGATCTACCAATGATGTTCCTGCAATATCATACATATACGGTCGCCTCGGTGCGCCTCCAGTATTTGTTGGTTTTCTCACATGCGCTACGAGAATAAGAATGATTTTATATTGGACGGCTTTTTTTGCGAGCATCGGGATAATAATCTTCATCGATTCGTACTCATCTCTGCTTTTCACATCACTCGGAACTTCCAGGAAATCCAGGTTGTCGATGACAAGCACCTTTACACCACGCTGTTCCTGAGCCGCTTCGAGTTGCTCCCATATCCAGTCCACCCGACTGTTGAGAGACTCACCATCGTCACATTCAATGATTGTTACAGTTTTATCCGGTGCACCAGCTTCTCTCATCACCTGTTTGAGCGCTGATGAAGATCCCTCATACGATATGCAGAGAATCGGCAATCCCTGCTTCGCCAGTGACGCGACTATTTGAGCGCAAAAAAGTGTCTTCCCATTCTTCGGTCTCCCAGCTATAGCCACGAATTCACCAATAGCGAGTCCTCCCTTTTTAACACCGATTAGTTTTTTTTGTATCAATACGGAATCAAACTGAGAATATCCTATTGAGTATCTGACTACATCTTTTTCTTCGGGGACATCAGAGAGATACACAAACTTATATTTCTTTGCCTCCTCTTTTTTTTCTTCTGCTTTTTTCACCTCAGGATCGTGTTTTGCTGCCTGCTGATAAATTATTTCAAGCTCTCGTATCGAAAGCTCTCCTTTGTGAAATTCCTTGTTTGCTTCTGCCATCCGCCTAAATACCTCTTCTTTTGGATAGATATTTATCCACCCACATGCCCTGCGGTACATATCATTGTTCCTCGTCGTAGTATTTTTCAAATCTTGCTTTGGGCTTCCAAGTTGCACTGGTGTCGCGCGATACCGAAGCATTTCCATTGCTTCCTCATTCAATTCCGCTATCTCATCCTCATCTCCCCATTTTTCGTAAGCCGGTGTCGGTGGAGAAAATATAGCCCCTCCGTTTTCACGGACATCTACACTATCCCCAAATCTTCGTGTCCCCTCTTTCAGAATTGGGTCATCGCGGTACTGGTAGTACAAGTGAAATCCATTGGTTGTTTTAACACAGTATGTCGGACAGACGGAAAGCAATCCCGTGAGCAGTTCATCGTTCTTCGTGTCAAAATCTATCACGAGAAATCCAGCTTCCTTTCCGGTCATGATTGCGATAGCCGCATCTTTCGTGTTCTTGAAGTGACTCTCTATCTGCAAGGCAGTGTGAACCACTGGATTTACCTTCCACTTGGTGAACCACTGCGTCTCTTTTACGAATTTTTGTTCTTTCTCGTTCCAATGACGATTGAAAATCCGGCATAAGGCTGTTTGCATTTTTTCAAGCTCTATTTTCATATGGTTGCGACACAACTCACCCACTCTGTTATCGAAGTAACCGTATTTAGCATGATCATCTCTTCTTTTTTGGTTATAAAGAATTTATAAGATTCATCGCATCCAAAGTAGTAAAACGGTGCTTGTAATTCACGCTGTAGGCTTTCTTTTTCCACTTGGTCAATTATTATCTCTCTTCCATTTGCTGTTACCACCCACTTTTTTGTTTCCATATTATCTTGGTATCACATCATTGATTAAACTATCAGGCACTTCATCCTCGATGACTGAAGCCATAAGGCTTGTATTATACACTTTCCCACTTATCTCTACCCACCACGCTCCTCCTATGAGTGCTTTTTTTAGTGCTATACCCTCTGATTCCCTAACTCTTATGACCGTTTCATCTTTGAAATTTATTATGTAGATTTTCATGATATAACCACCCCCCCTCCTTTTTTACCCACAAGTTTTCCTTGTTTCCACGAATCGTAGGTGTGATTTGAAAGGACACTGGTCGGGGTAACGGTTATTTTTTGAGCCTTCTCGCTCTGGAAACAGGCAATCTGCATCTCTTTTATAGTTTCCCTTGTTTCCCCCGCCTCGTACCAAAGAGCCAGATTCTTCGCTACTTCGTCTATGAGGATTGCTCCAATGTACTCGTATCCCTGGAATTGGGAAAATAACTTCTTGAAATCCCATGCCGATCCGAAGAGGAGCTGTGTCCACTTATTTCCCCGTAACCCCAACGACCTCTCTATCACACGCTTCATTTTAAGTTGGTCTTTCGGCGACCAAAAATCGGGGGTATAATCGCTACCCAAAATTGAACTAAGAGCCTCCCCATGTTTATTCGTTTTCTTTGGTATTTTGGAATTTTTTGAAACACGCACATAGTGTGTATCCTTAAAATTAGTCTCCTTTACCTTAGTGTCCCCCACGGGGACTTGGCTAACTTTTTCTTTTGGCTCTAAATAGCCATCAACTGTACTTTCTTCATTTTTTTCACCAAGTACCCCACGGGGACTTGGAGGTGTCCCCACGGGGACTTGGCTACATGATTTAGCCAAGTCCCCCACGGGGACTTGGGTATAGTCCCATAGTGATTTATCCAGTAATGTATATTTATTATTTAGCCATTTTCCATCGTTCGTTCTCCGCTTCTCAATAAGGATTACTTTTCTTTTTTCAAGGGATAGCAGACCTTTTAGTATGGTTTTTCTACTTACATTATGTTGCGTCATCATAAGCTGTATGGATGGGAAACATTCTTGTGTCGTAAAATTAGCGTGCCTGCAGAGGCTATTATATACGATAGTGCCTTGCCATCCGCACAACTTAGCCATCCCATTAAGATATTCATCATCGAGTATATATTTTTCTTTTTTCCGAAGATCAACGATCCTTTTCTCTATCCCCATATTGTTTTTTATTACTTAATTAACCAATAAAAAAACCCCTTGGAAACCTTGCCAACCTTTCGGATGGCAGAAGTTTACAAGAGGTTCTTATACAAAAATAAACTTCTTGTAGGTTTCCCCAACACTTAGCAGTTGGCTCTTATATATCCACTATACACCCTCCAAAAATCCTGTCAAGACACTTGCATAAAAATCAATAAAGGTTTATAATACATACATGAATCATTTTTTTCTAAAAATCGCATTCGGAACCATTGTCTTTTTGGCTTTGGTTTCTTTTATTTTCTCGCAAAAAGATGCCACAATAATCCGCGTTCCAAAGCCACAATACGCCTCAGTAGTGATCGCCGACGACCGTTCCGATTGTGAGAAGCTCTCCGAAATCCGCCTCAGTAAAGAATGGGAAAATACTTGTACCTTCAACGGCTACGATAAGAATTGCGCGCTCAAACAATCCGAGGCAAGACAAATCTTTACAAACAAAGAAAATGTAGTAAATCAATGTAAACCATAGCAGATTATCGGCGATCGGCTAGACTGAATCGAACGGCACAAGCGAATGACTAGCTCTTCGCACTCGCCGATAGAACATTATGGCTTATATAAAGCAAAAAAAAGTATTTAATACAGAAAAGCATGGCAGGGATACCAGTAAACGATAGAGAACTTGGCGCAAGAGTACGAAGACTCACTTTAAGACAGATTGAGAAGATTTTACTTGGAGAAGACGAGGCTTATAAGAAGGAGATAATAATGAAACTCGCACCAAGTATCCTTCCAAGAATCAATGAAGTGAGCGGCGATGGTGGTAATCCAATAAAGATAACGATTGAAGTGGCTGGCTCAATAGCACAAAAAAATGATATTGCACAAATCCCAAGATGAGGTAGCGGCAGACACACATAGATTCAGAGTACTCTGTTGTGGACGACGATGGGGAAAGACTACTCTAGCCGTCGAAGAGATAAAAGGACTAGCACTTTCAAAAAACGCAAGAATCTGTTATATAGCACCGACTATTCAGCAAGCTCGTGATATAGCATGGAGTATGATGCTCGAAGAGTTCAAGCCAATCATAGTAAAGGCAGTAGAGTCTCCAAGCCGAGAGATCATAGTAAGAAACCTGAAAGGCGGAACAAGTCTTATTCAACTAAGAGGATGGGAAGCCATTGAAACGCTCAGAGGACAGTTCTTTGACTTCATAGTCATTGACGAGGTGGCAAGCATGAGAGGGTTTAATGTTCTCTTTCAGGAGATTATCCGCCCGACGCTCACAGACACGAAGGGTCAAGTAATGTTCATCTCCACTCCAAAAGGATTTAATCACTTTTACGACCTATTCAATACGAAAGACGAAGACTACAAAAGTTTTCACTTCACAAGTTATGACAACCCATTCATCCCCAAGGAAGAAATCGACAAAGCGGGTAAAGAAATTCCTGAAGATAGATTCGCCCAAGAGTACCTTGCGGACTTTAGGAAGACAGAAGGTCTTGTGTACAAAGAGTTTAACCGGACAATACATGTGTCAGGAGAACAACCTAAGACCGTTGTGGACACTATTATTGGTATTGATTTTGGCTATACTAATCCTTCGAGCATCATACCGGTAAAGATTGACGGTGATAACCACTACTGGGTCAATGAAGAATTTTATAAAACACACCAAACAACTGAGCAAATAGCTGAACAAGCTAAACTTTATGGAAGTACGAAATGCTACCCCGACCCAGCTGAGCCTGATCGCATAGAAATCCTCAAAAAGAATGGTCTTAACTGCCGAGAGGTTTCCAAAGACATCGTGTCCGGAGTGGACAGAGTGCGAGAGTTATTCAAGCAAAATAGAATCCATATTTCGCCCGATTGTAAAAACCTTATCCACGAACTCGAAACATATAGGTACCCAGAAAAGAAGCAAGACCAGAATGAAACGGAAAAGCCAGTCAAAGAAAACGACCACGCCCTAGACGCTCTGAGATATGCACTCTACATGACGACACCAGTAAAGGAGATAATTAAAGACCCAACACCATCATATTTTGTTGCATAACTATGGAAAGGACGCCCCGCCCAATCAATCACAACAATAACCAAGAGAAGAAGTGGGAGATCCGTGTTGAAGCTGAAAAGCGACTAGAGAAAGCCAAGAAGGAAGATAAATCTAAGGAATAACTATGGCAAAGAAAGAAGCACTGACCAATGACTTGATAATGAGTAAAATCGTTACCGAGCGTGACCAATATCAACAGGCGACACTCGAAGAGCGAAACACCATCAATGAAATCTATCATGCATATCTTGGTACGATTGATGATGCAAGAGACAAGAGCAAGAGCCAAGAGAAAATCATGAAACTGAGGACGGAAGTGAGCTACATTATTCCGTCTATTTTTAGTGGCAATCCCGAAATCGAAGTATCCCCTATCGGAGAAGAGGATAAAGATATTGCCTTCGTCGCTGAGAAGATTATCAATCATCGCTTCCAAACAATTCCACAGGCATACGAGAAGATTGAAGCATGGGTAAAGCAATCAGTCGTCTTTGGTACATCTATCCTCAATGTCGTTTGGAACTTTGAGATGAAGGAGAACGAGGACGGCATGACTTCTTCACCAATAAAGGACGACCCTGATTTTCAAGTACCAAACATTCTCGATTGTTTCTATAACCCAATCATCCCTGATGTAGAGTGCCAGAACTCTATCATTTTTCGTTCGGTCGTCCCGGTCAGTGAAGTGAAAGAAAATGTCGCCTACAATATCAAGTCTCCTACTGGAGGGTTCAATCGAGATATGGTAAAGGGAAAGGATTCAAGCACCAATAGTCAGTATGATTCAAGTCGCCAGATGACCGCTGATAAAATAAACACCCAGCAAGCCAGTATCGGAACCGTAGAAATATACGACCGTATCTCTGAGGACAGGATACAGACATTCGCTGAAGGGAAAGAGAGGCTCCTCCTCCGCGATGTCGCCAATCCCTATGGCATGAACTCGGTCAAACTGACCCACGAACCAAACGCTATCCCCAACCGTTTCAATGGCTTCGGTGTCGGGCACAACACATTAGGCTTCTCTAAGCTCATTCAGAAGCTCTCTAACCGACTTCAGGACGCAGTAAACCTTGGGAATAATCCACACTTCCTCGGACGGAAAGGGGCGGGGATTGATAAGCAACAACTCGTCGTGCGTTCAGGAGGACTGACTGAAGTTGACACGGAAGGAAGTCTCAATGACTCTATAGTCCCACTCGTTGTCCCGGACATAAAGAACGGAGCGCTCGCGCTTCTCAATCGATTCGATGACGAACATAAGCGGGCAAGCGGAGCGAATGACCTTCTTCAAGGAAGCGCAAGTAATAAGACACTCGGACAAGACCAGATAGCGAATACTTACTCATCGTCGCGCTTTGAACTGATCAATCGCCGGTTCAAGTTTGCTCTCGCTGATGTAGGACGACTTCTTTTTAAAATGGAAGTGGCAAATATCCAAAGCATTGACGCTCCTATCCTCAAGATTTTCCCACTCGAAGCAGAAGTTCAGGGTGGAAAGATTCAGTATTCGAGAGAGACTGTCTATCAGATGCTCATAGCCGCAAGGGACAACGATGATCTCGACCTCAACATTAGGGTGAAGGGAGAAACAAATGTCGCAAAGAATAAGGATATTATTATCAAGCAACTGACAGAGCTCTACGCACAATTTGGTCCAGTCCTTCCGCCGCAGAATCAAATGGCATGGGCACGAAAGATTCTTGAACTGCGAGGGATAGAAGGTATCGATGACCTCGTTCCAAGCGCAGAGGATATGCAGGCACAGCAAGTACCACAATCAGGAATGCCACAAGACCCTAATATGCAACCACAAGGCATGTATGGACAATAAAGCAAAATATGGACAGCTCTGTGATCTACGAGGGTATATACAATCAGAAGCGTTCCAGACATACATAATGAAGCCAATATATAAAGAATTGGACAAACAAAAGAACGCCTATGAGTGTGAAAGCCTCAAAGAACTCTGGAGAGTGAAAGGAAAATCAGAAGGGCTCAAATTTTTCATCGATACCTTAAAAAGAGTAGACCTTGAATGGTCGAATACGAGACTAGAAATAGAGGGCGAATAAGATGCTTCTCTTGGGGGACACCCTCCAGGAGAGGAGTTTTGGTCGAATACCCCTCTCTGTGAGATTTTAATTTGGCTCACAGTATCAATCAGATTGAAACTATGGATAATATCGAACAAACAGAGGTACCCGTTGGAGAAGCAGGCGCTACTGCTTCACCGGACAATACCCCTATTGATACCCAGCCTGTAGAAGCTGAAGCACCCGTTAGCGACGGGACACCAGTGGAAACAGGAACAGCACCAGCCCCTTGGGAAAGTGACCCTCGGTTCAGAGGAAAGACGCAGGAAGAAATGTACGCCATTGTCCAAGAAGCGGACAAGTATAAGGGAGAGCTTGGTCGAAAAGCCAAAGCCTTCGACCTTATCGGGCAGAAAACAGGTCTTACCCCGGAACAGTTGGAAGCTCAAATGGCAGAAATGGATAGGAAGGCACAGCAAGAGCGGTATGCTAACGACCCCATGGCTCCCCTCGTGGACAAAATATCTTACCTAGAGGCAAGAGAACAAGAGAGGGAACGGGAACGAGCAAACGCCAAGCTGGAAAGTGAACTCAACTCTTTCTTGCAAGAAAATCCAGCCTACGCCAATTCACGAGATAAACTTCTCAAACTTGTTAAAACGCCAGGTATCGGATTCGACCCCAATACCGGAAACGATTTAGGAAGCATTGAGGATATTGCTCGGGAATGGATAGGCGAAACCAGGGCCCAGGGTCAGCAGGATGCTTACAAAAAGATTGAAACGAAGATAATGACACAGGCAACCCCTGTCAGAAATGTTTCAAACAAAACATTCAGCATCGAAGACATGAAGAAAATGTCAGTAGCTGAACTAGAAGCAATCCTTCCTCATGTCTGATTCGTAGCTGACAAGAGTCCTGTTGAAATTATATGGCTCTTAACAGCACAACAACCCTGACGCAGGAAATGGCTATCGTTTACAGCAAGGTGTTTTTGGAAAGGCTCCAGTTGGAGACTGTCTATGACTTCCTTACGACGAAGAAGCCTGTTCCAGCTAACGCAGGGAAAGTAGTCTATTGGACTCGCCAAACAGCGATGACCGTATCTACCGCGGCTCTCACGGAAGGTACGATACCGGCAGCAACCTCTATGTCTGCAACCACTATTTCCGCCACCCTGGCTGGATATGGTGACTACGCGACTTTCTCCGACCTCTTCTCACTGACCTCCATCGACACTGGTCTGAAGGAGAAGGTGTCGACAATGGGACAGCTTGCCGCAGAGAAGATGGACACAATCCGTCTGTACAAGATGTTTGCTGGTGCAACAGTACAGTATGCGAACCAGAAGCTCGTTAATAGCGCCAACCCACTCACAGCATTGCTCTCAACAGACACTTTGGATGTTGCAGACCTGATGTATGCAGTATTGACGCTCAAGACGAACAAAGCTCCTAAGTTCGAAGCCCCAGTTGGTTCTTTGAACAAAGGCGGTGCATACCGTGGTGTTATTGGTTCTCACGGGTACTACAATCTCTTAAAGGATACGAGTACCGGAGCTTTCACCGCTATCAACATTGCCACAAGCACTGAAGGTATGAATCAGGTGAAGAACTCAGAAATCAAGCGCATCGCAGGCATTGATGTCATGGAAGGCAACAACGAGTATTCGCAGGTTTCAACTGCTACCTCTTACGCCAACTTCATTGCTGGTAAAGACGCAGTTCTCGAAGCGGATTTCTCTGGTGGCTCAGACCATGTGTACTACAATGCTCCGGAAAGTTCCGTTGCAGACCCATTGGCTCAGATTGCTACTCTCGGTTGGAAGATTCCAGCTTGGGATGTCGTAGTCGCTAACAGCTCTTGGCTCATAAATGTGCAAGCGGCGGGATAGTGTATATTGACACTCTGTTAGTATAGACATCCAAGTAGCTTGGAGATTGTTTGGCTCCTAACCCCAAGAAGGGAGCCAAATTGGGGAAATAATCTTAATAAAAACTCTTATGGAAACAGTACTTGGAGATCGCGTAATGATTCAGTTCACGAACATTTACGAAAAGGAGGAAGTAGTGAACGAAAAAGGAAAGAAGGTCAAGCAGGAAGTTTATAAAGATTTCAGTCGGGAGGGAAAGGTTCTTGCTAAGGGTGTTGGAGAATTTTCTGACGCTATCAAGAAAGGCTCCATCGTCTACGCCATGCCGTTCGGAGGCGTAGAGATAGAGAAGCTCTCCTCAAAGAAGTATCGGGTTGTGGTAGTCCCCTCATCCGATGTCTACCTGGCAATCTAGTATGTACCGACAAATTGAAAAACTCTGCAAAACTTATGGCTTCACCATCGTACCACTTGGAGCCATGATTAACGGTGTCTGGGTTACTCGTCCGGATATTGCATCGGTGAAAAAAGCAGGATTCGGACTTCTCACTATCCCGAAGGTCATCTATGACCATCCAACTAAGGCAAAGACACTCGAAGGACTGCAACAGCCCATGTTCTATGAGCTGGAATATAAGCTCAAAAGCTGGGCTAATGTCATACAAAGAAGTCCGTGGATGAATAATCGAGACCAGCAGGAGAGGGAACTAATAAGGCTCTATGAAAATACAAATAATTAGAAAAGAAGAGTCACTTGCCTGGAAATGTGAGTATGATGATAGACTGTTCGGCGATGCTCTTGCAGATTTGTCACTAACGGATGAAAGAGTCGTAGAAATAGGAATAAGAGGAATGGAGAGAGTGGTTGCTTTTAATAAAAAGTGGGGTCAGGAACATTGTGCTTAAATCTATGCCAAAAGTATTAGGGATAATGACGGATTGGGCGAGACCAAATGGTAAGGAAGGGTACGGAGCCATTGGCTGGTATCGTGTTAAGAATGCCCTTGAGAAGCTCGGACATGAAGTAGTGGGGAAGATATACCTTGGGACGCCTGAGATGGCTTTAGACCTTAAAAAACGAGGAGATATATGGTTCTGGAAGCCGGTAGATAATGAGGGAATGAATGTTTTCATCGATACTGCCAAGATATTTACGGGAGCGAAGATGATCCTCGATATAGATGATGAGCCATTTGACTTGAACAGAGACCATCCGTTGTATGCCGATATTGTAAAGAAGTCGGAACGGGTAAGGCGGATGATAGAGATTTCCGACCATCTCGTTGTTTCGACTCAGCAACTCAAAGACTCCCTTGCTCACTTTGGGAAGAGAACGACGGTCATTCCGAATGCCATCGATCCAGAGATCTGGAAGGTCAAGACAAAGAAGCGAACTGACAAAAAAATTCGTATCGGGTGGATTGGTTCGGCTTCACATATCGCCGACATCCCAGTCGTCATGGGAGCCTTCGATGAGATATTGAAGAAGTATCCAAATGTAGAAATACATCTCTGCGGATTCCTCACAGAGCTTAAGTTTCAAAATCCAAGCTATATCCATCACACCGGAACGGCAGGATATGACGAGTTTCCTCAGTTTTTGGCTGATTTAGACCTCGATATTGCTGTCGCTCCGCTCTTAGACACGAAATTCAACCGCTCAAAGTCAAATATCAAGTGGCTGGAACACTCCATGCTTGAAATCCCGATGGTTCTCTCTAATATCCCCCCCTATAAGGGATCGGTAACACCAAATGAGACCGGATTTCTCGCTACAGGGAAGGGGCAGTGGGTAAAATATCTCTCGATGCTCATAGAAGACAAAGCATTACGGAAAAAGATAGGAAAATCCGCTAAAAAAGAGGTTCTTGATAAATACCTCATCGACAAACAACTCCAAAAGTACGAAGCTCTTTTTGAAATGATTGAAAAGAAGGACATTGTGGTCTACACAAGCGTTACAGGAGACAAAGATACGCTGATGGAAGACCAAGAGACGAAAGGAGCAAACTTCGTAGCCTTCACAGACAAGCGAAGTGATTGCTGGGATGTCCGGAAACCCTATGACAAGTTCAAAGATAACCGAAGAAACTCAAGAATTGCCAAGATAATGCCACACCTTTTCTTTGATACAAAATACTCGGTGTATCTTGACGGCAACATCACTCTCAAAGTACCTGCGCAACAACTTATTGATGAGTTTCTCAAAGATAAGGACATCGCCGTCTTTCGGCATGTCGGTCGGGACTGTGTATACGATGAAGCTCAGGCATGTATGGCTCTCGGGAAGGGAGATAAGTACGAACTGGCTGAACAAGTGAGGGCGTATGCACAAATGGGGCACGAAGAACATGCCGGTCTCTGCGAGTGTGGGGTCATCATCCGCCGGCATACCGAAAGGGTAGCCACGCTCAATGAGAAGTGGTGGGCACACTATTGCCGGTTCTCTGACCGTGACCAGATGAGCTTCCCGATCGCCTTCCCGCTTGAGGAAGTAAACCAAATTGAATCAAGCGCATGGAGACATCCATACTTTACCTTTTATGCCCACAAATATGAGTAGAATCTACTATGTTCCTTGGGGGGATTTCAGAATGGCCTCTTCCCGATTACGGGTCTATACTATCGCACCGTTTCTTGAGGATGCTTTTCTGGGTACTCCAGACGATATGAATGAACAGGGCGGGACAAGTGTTCCATACAAGAAAGGTGATGTCCTCATCATTCAAAAGCGTCCGGACATCGATGAACTGAGAAAAGCACACGGGCAGGGAGCGAAGGTCATCTATGACATCGATGATGTGTACTGGGATAAACCAGAATATCGGGCAATGATAAAAAATGCCGACATCGTGACCGTAGACACGGAAGAAAAGAAAAATATGCTTGGCTTTGTCGGTAAGAAATCTCAACTCGCTGTCGTTATCCCCGACTCACTTGATTGGGACGGAACCAAGAAAGAAAAATACGCGGATGGGAAGATTATCGGCTGGACAGGATACGGGAACAATTCTAAGTACCTTGATGATATTAAAATCCCGAAAGGGTACACGCTACGGCTTGTTTCTTCGGGAGATTGGTGTCATCACTACGCTGACCCCGATAAAACCGCACAGGGGCGACCATGGAGCGTTGCAATGGTGGATAGATACCTTGCTGAATGTGATTTTGGTATGTACTACCTACCAGAAGGAGAGTTTGAGCAGGCAAAAGGAATGCACAAGCTCCTCAAAAACTGGGCTATCGGACTTCCGACCTATACCTCTCCGATGCCTGACTATGTGAAAGCCATGAAAGAAGCAGGAGTTGGGAGGAAGTACATCGTCGAGAAGAGAGAAGACTGGGAGAACCTCGTTATGGCGCGGGATGAGAAAGACATAGAGAAGTGTCGAAACTATGCTCTAAAATATGATGCTGAAATTATTGCAGAATTATGGAAAAATGTGATTGGGGAGATCCGCTAAGAATCTGGGGATTGGAGAAGACATACGATGCCGGACGGATGATAGATATATACGAGGCTATAAAAGGTCTTCCTATTTATAACATCGTAGACATCGCCTGTGGGGTAGGAATTATAGCTGATGGACTGCAATGGAAGAATCTCGGTTGGGATATAGAGCAGTTTGACATTAAAAGTTATCCCGAGTGGGAGTTTCTTGAAGTCAAGCCATATATCGAAGATTTGCGAGAGTTTATAAAAGTGGATAGGCGATATGACCTTGTAATGATGCTTAACTCCTATCGGAACTGGGATGGAGAAGACAAAGAGAAGTTTGACGCTTGGATAAAGAGAAATGCAAAATACTTCATCACCTCCGGCGGGAGAGGGACGCTCATAGGGAAAGATGTACACAATTTTATGCTAACACTCGAAACGATATGAACTACAAAGGAAAGGTCGCTTTTATCGGATGTGGTGACTTCCCGATGAAAGGGGCGGTCAATGTAGATATTCGTGACCTCCCTGGAGTAGATGTCGTTTCCGACGCAAAGAAACTGCCTTTTAAGAAAGGCGAACTGGCAGGTGTAGCATCAAGGAATCTTATCGAACATTTCGACCGGCACGAGATAGGAGGGGTAGCGAAAGAATGGGCGAGAGTAGTGAAGAAAGAAGGATTTATTCTCATCGAAACCGTAGACATGGGGACTACGATGGATAAGTGGCGAGAGATACCAACGGAGAATCTCATTGATTGTATCTTCGCCGCTCAAACATATCCGGAAAACTATCACAAAATGCTCATGACGGAAGATATACTCAAAGACCTCTTTGAAAAGGTAGGAATGAAGCTCGTGAAGGTAGAGAAATTCGAGCATAGAGAAATCCCTCGATTTAAGTTGTTATTCCTAAAAATATGAATGTACTTCGCCCGGTGTTTTCTCCTGATGAGAGAGTAGAAATACATGAGGAGCTTGATAAAATCCTTGTTTCGGGGTGGATTGGTCAGGGCCCTAAGGTAAAAGAGCTGGAAGAGAAGTGGGCAACATATACCGGCGCAAAATATGCTGTCGCTACGAACTCCTGCACTGCTGCCTTAGACATCGCTGTACGGGCTATTGACCTCCCGGAGACAGTAACGGTTTCCCCGTTTACTTTTATATCGAGTGCTCTCGCGCCACTCAATGCTGGGCACAAGGTAAAATTCGTTGATATTGATCCCGTGAGCCTCTGTACTCCGAAAGCGGATATACAGGTTATGTACGCTGGGAATCAATCAGGGAAAGGGATTATTTACGACATGGCGCACTCTAGTGGAGTAAAACACAAAGGGATTATTTCATGCTGGTCGTTCCACGCTGTAAAGAATCTCCCGGCAGGAGATGGAGGGATGCTCACCACGGATGACGAGGAGGTTTACAAGAAAACTCGCGCGCTCTCATGGTGCGGTATTGACAAATCTACCTTTGAAAGGAATAAGGATAGGTACAGCTGGGACTATGACATCCAGGAAACAGGACTCAAAGCGCACATGAACGACATCACGGCTATCATCGCCCTTGCAAAGCTCAAAAATCTTGATAAAGACAACGCCTACAGGGCAAAGTTGGCAAGTTGGTATGATACATACCTTCCAGAATCGATTATACGCCCATTCAGAAGCTCTACATGGCATTTGTACACGATAAAGGTATCTGACAGGGACGGACTCTATAATTACCTCGCAGAAAGCGGTATAAGCTGTGGAGTACACTATGCACCACTGTATAGGTATGAAAATGTTTTTGGGAAAAACGAGACATTGCCAGAAACTCAGAGAGCTTTTGAAAGCATAATAAGCCTCCCGATGCACCTGGAAGTAACAGAGAACGATGTAAAGAAGATTTGCTCACTTATTAAACAATATGGAACAGTTTAGAGAGCGAACAGTAGAAACATCACCGGAAGTAGCTCCTGAAGAGTATCCAATGAAGGAGACTGAAAATGTTTCCGAAAGCGACCTGACGGCTATCAATCAGAACGGATTGGAAGCGAATGACCTGGAGAAATGGGAAAAAGCCAATGGGAAATATGGTGTTGAATTTTTTGGTATCAAGGAAATAGTAAAAAACTTCCCTGTTTCTGCTCAATTTGGCGTGATAGACGGGTTTTTGAAGTCCAAAACAAATACCCCCGACGGGTATCAGTCTCTTTTGAACGAAATAGAGAGGGAAATTGGAAGCTCCAATTTGAAACCGTACGAAAGAATCCAAAAAATCAGCAATTATATAAGAATTGTCAAAAAATACGATGAAATAAAGAGAAAAAAAGATGCGTTTAAGTTTCTGTGAGACTTCTTTCCCCCCCGTGGTTTTGGAGAGTTCCACTGGGGGGAAAGAGCACTTGCATAATTTTCTGCGTATGCTACAATTAAGTTAATAAATTTCTAAAAACTCTATCCCATAAGGGCAGAGTTTTATTTGTTTACAAGTAAATATGGCTTATACGAAGAAGACGCTTGCAGATTGTCTCCAAAGCCTCGCTGATCGCCATGACAATGGAACTGTACCGGCTGCATCAGCGACAGTCGCAAGGTACACTCGATTTATAAATAGGGGCGTTCTCTATTGCGCAGATAGGTTACGAATGAGTAAGAAAACAACGATAGTGGTCACATCAGGAGTCGGAGCGCTCCCTGATGATTTTATTCTCATGAATAGTGTTTTCCTATCTACTACACAAATCTCTATTGTAGACGCCGATGATGGTCCCAAACAAGTAGGAAATGTTTTTTGGATAACAGGGAACCAAACAGATGGGTTTGTACTGAATACCCCTTCTGATGGAACTTACTCCATAAGCTATGCTTTCCGCCCGGCAGATATGTCGTCAAACTCTGATGTATGTCTTATCCCTGATATAGAAGCCCCGGTTGCCTACGCTTACGCCATGCTCCGAAAGGGAGAGAGCGACCCTTTCGAAGATGCACAAACATCACTTCAGGAATGTGACAGCCTCATAAAAGAAATGCAGTCGGCATACTCTATCAACACCGACGCTATAAATTTTACATGGGATTAGATGGCAAAGAATCTAAAAAATAAGATGTACGATGATTTCGGGAAAGGGTTGAATCTCTTCACCAGGGACACCGACCTCAAAGAAAATGAATCGCCAGAAGCGTACAATGTTTGGGCTGTCGGAAAGAACGCTGTCGCAAAACGACCAGGAGTCTACAAGCTCTGCACGATTGCGGGAGGAAATAAGATTGATGGACTCGGTTCGTTCTATTTCGGTTCAACACGAAAGCTGATAGCCGCCTCTGGTGGGATTCTCTATGATGTCACATCAGGAACGGCAACGGCACTCTCCGCAAACCCTGCTTCAGCGAATGTATACACCGCTGGGAACCGTGTGGACTTCTGTACCGCCGGTGGGAATATATTTGTCGCAAACGGAGTCGAGAATATCCGTAAGGTAGACTCAGGAATGACGGTTCGAGATGTCACCGGTTCCATCGTGGCGAAGTACATGATTTTCTATAAGTCTTGCTTGTGGGCTACTGGAAATCCGACATCCGGAAACGAAACTCGCCTCTACCGTTCGGGGAATGATACGAACATCGGTAACTTCACTTCCAACCTAACCGGTAACCCTCTCGCCACCTCTACTTACATTTCGCAATCCGACGGACAATATATCAAAGGGTTTTTCAAACATCAGGACTACCTCTATGTCACAAAGGAAAGAAGCCTCTGGCGGGCGAATGTCGGGACAGACACCTACCAGCTCATCACGAATGAGATGATTGACCCGGCAAGAGGTTGTGACTCTCATCATTCCATCGACTCGGTAGACAACGATAACTTTATGTTCCAAGAGCAAGGAGTCTTTGCTACGGGATATGAACCGAATATCCTCGACCAAATCCGGACAAACATCGTCTCTCTCCGTATCGACCCTGACTTGAAATCTATTCAGAAATCTCGCCTTGAAAATGTTGAGGGGATCTATTTTGACAACCACTACTATCTCTCATACACCTCAGGCGGTGGGACGGTAAATGACATCATAAAGGTGTATGACAGACAGAGACTTGGGTGGTGGGAGTTTCAGATTGCTATCGCTGGGGTGTTTACAGGAGCCAACTGCTTCGCTGAATTTAAGAACGCGTCAGGAGATACGAAACTGTACTTCGGTTCACCAGTAGATGGTTCGATTTACTACTTCGACACGACTCAAAAACAAGATTTCGGGTATTCGATTCTCACTGACTACAAAACACCTAAACTATCTTTCGGTGACCCTTCACAGATGAAGTTCTTTCTTGACTGCGAAGTACGGTTCGGAAAGACACCAGGGAATCCGACTGTAAATGCTTATGTCGATGGACAATTAGCAGGAACATGGACAGGGCAGATAGGAGCAAGCGGATCGGCAGGGACAGGGATAGATAAAACGGGGGTTGGAAAAACGGGTGTAGGCGGTGGTTCCCTCTCGGTAGATGACACAGGTGGAAATGACTTCGTCAGAATCCCACTCGGTGTTCCAGGAAGAAATGTACAGGTCGAAATAACAGACGAAGACCTCACAGGAACGAAGTCATGGGAAGTAAATAGCATACATTTTAATTACAAGGAACTTTCAAACTTGTATCAACCAGGGACTCTAAATTCATAAGTAAAACATTATGGGACAATCACCAATATCACATCTCGATAATACGGCAACCAACCTCACAACAGGGACTTCAGCAGGAGCGACGACTTCTCCGGTAAACTCTGTCCCTTCCGCATCCGCTCCGTTTTATGTGGCTTTTGATGCGACGAGTATCAACAATCATTATGAGATGAGGAAAATTACCTCTAAGACAGCAACAAATATCCTGCATGCCGCCACATCGTATGACCACACTACTGCCGAAGAAATAAGACTAGTAAATCCTGCAATTGAGTTTGATGCTATCTATCAACCACCACAGGGGTATATGATCAATGGGAAACTTTCTGTAACCGTCGCCTCCAACAACCTCACAGTCGCTCTCAAAACTCTCGCAGGAACAGACCCTTCAGCGACTGACCCTGTGTATTGTCGGATAGGAGATACTGTAAGGAGTATAACTGCTGCTCTTTCAGTAACGAAAAACGCTGGAACAAACTGGTGCAACGCTGGTTCTTCTGAACTCGCTACCAAAGAAATCGACTACTTTGTCTACCTTGGTTACAACGCTACGGATGGGGTGGTTATTGGATTTTCTCGCTTCCCTGGAGCGAATCAGTATTCTGACTTCTCTGCTACCACGACCAACGAGAAATACTGTGCTATCTCAACGATAACCACTGCTGCCTCAACGGATTATTACGAAGTCATCGGACGATTCGCCGCTACTCTCTCTGCTGGTGCTGGGTATACCTGGAGCGTTCCTACTTTCACTGCTATCAACCTTATCCAAAGACCGATTTATGAGACGAGAAAACTCTCATTTGCTCCAACATATTCCGCTTCTGGGTCAATGACCTACGGAACAATTACTACTACCGAAGCCTCTTACAAAATATCAGGCAGTAAGTGCCGGGTATTTTTTGACAATAGCGGTACTACTGGCGGCACTCCAAGCAATGAAATAAAGATGACGGTTCCGTTTACTCCAGGAGCTTCTTCAAATGTGACTTCTACTGGTTCAACAACTGACGCCGCATTCACAGTCGGGTTCGGATATGTCGCAAGCGGCGTTTTGTTTGTTAGAAAATCAGATTCATCAAACTTTGCAGCAGGAGCAGGAAGAGGTTGCCGTCAAAATCTATTCTATGAAATCTAACTAACTACATAACACTATGGCAACAAGATTAAAAGGGCAAAGCAAACGAGAAGCGGCGGCGGCGAAAGTCGGTGGGAAATTAGACTATAAAACGGGGAAAATCTCTACTCCTGTAACGACGAAGATTTCTGCACCGAAAACTTCTACTACATCGAATCCGTTTCAATTCTCCTCACCAGGACAAATGCAATCCATCCCTGGTCAGAACTCGAATACGGCGTTCGATTATTCAACAGCCAAGAGCGTCCCTACTCCTGCTTTTGACTACTCTACGGCTAAGAGTACTCCGAGTTCTTCCAAGAAGTCTTCCGGGTCATCCACGAGGAGCACGGCGGCTTCGGTCACTCCATCAAACACAGGACTTACCTCGCAGGATATCAGCAATGATCTGTACTCCGGAGGACTTTCCATGAAGGGTGGGGTAGGAGCGCCAAAGATGACTACGACAGGACGCGTTCTGCAAATTCTCAACGATCCGATGGGGACTGGAGCAAAACTGTCTCAATCCATAAAAGATACTCTTGGATATTCCGGAGACATTACGAGAACACTCGGACTCGACAGCCTCCTAAGAACTGCGGAAGCATCCGCGGGCCCGCAGGAATTGGCAAGTAAGAATATCTTTCAGATAGCAGCAGAAGGGGCAGGTCTTCCACCCTTGCCACCGAATGATTCACCAATCCCTGAACCATCTCAAAATAACAAGTTTGACTACTCTACCGCGAGAAGTTTCCCGGTAGCGCCTTCAAGAGCACCGCAGCAAACCACCAACGCTCCGACAGTTCCACTTACCACCCTCATCAGTCAGGTAGTGAATCATCCTGATTTCCAGTCAGCTCAACCGGATACTACCCCGGTAGATAACGGACAAGCAGGAACACAGAGACAGTTCCTCGGGAACGGACTCTTGTCGAGCGGTAAGTACGGAAATGGAGCAGGAGACTATGGAATCCAAGGAAACATGGGGACAGGGCAAGCGTCGTCAGTAGATGATTTGATGACTATTCTTGGATTAAAGACGCCAACGGCGCAAGCGATGGAGAATCCATCAATGATGTCTTCAATGCAAACCACGCCTGTATCGGCATTTCAGCAGAGTTTTGCTAACGGCGGTCTTTCTGGGTCGAATCCTTTTGGCGTACAGAGTATCTCACCGACGAATCGAGCCGAGACACCGGCTCCTACTCCAAAAGCAAACACGAGGAATGCAAGTATCGTTCAGCAGACATCTCAGGGAGCTACTGGGGGAAACTCGACTGCCAATCCAATGCTTGACTATCAGAATAAGTCCATGAAAGGATTTACTGCACAAGAAAAAGCACAGAAAAAAGCTCTCGAAGAACTCATCAAGTCCATCAAAAATCAGTACTCTACCTCTCAGACGACAGGGATAAACGACCTAAACACAGCAAAACAGCAAGACCTCCTGAAGCTCTCGGGACTCTTTTCCTTCGCGAATCAAGACCCGAACAGCGAACAGAGAATCCAGTACGAACAGAGAGCGAATCAGGACTACGCCAAGCAACAGGCGGATTTCCTCGCTAAACTCGCAGGCGAACAACAGAGTGCTATTTCTCAAGCTAATCAGTGGTATCAAGGAAAACTCGCCGATATAGCGAAAGAAAAAAATGCGACCAGTCTTGAGATTGCGAAGTTGTTGGAAAATGCGCGACAGAAGGGTATAGGTAAAGGCGGTGAAACTCAAAAAAATACCAATCCGAACCCAACTGTCGATTCTTATGGTAATTACTGGGATAGAAACCCTCATTCTCCGACTTATGGAAAACTGGTGAAGACTGATGAGAACGGTAATATGTATATCGACTATTGAACATAAATGCCTCGTCTCTATATAAACAATCCGATACAAGATACAAGCCCCGATACACCAACAGGGAGAAGGTTTTATATTGGAAAAGTGAATACAACAAAGCCACTCACAAAAACTCAGCAAGTAGCAAAGGAAAAACGATTCACAAAAAATCTTTCAAATGCACAGGCGACAGCGGGGTACTATAAACAACAGGGAGACCAGGCAGGTTCCTTCCTAGGTCTCGCAAAAAACACATTTACTGGAATCCCTAGTGCTGTAGGGACTCTTGGACAGGAAGCCATAACACATCCTATAAATACCGCACGATCCGTGGCTTCAGGTGTCTATGAAGGGGGGATAAAACCACTCGTAAAACTTCCGACCTATCTCGCTGGGGGCGCAGGGGCACAAGCAAGACAAGGGCTTGATATGATAGGGCAAGACTTGGCAGGGAATCAGAATCAGACTCAACAGGATATACGTTCAGGATTCAAATTTGGGGGCGCCGTCGCTCCGTATGAATTAGCCGGAAATGTCGCTTCTCGTCTCTTGCCAAACGCTCCTAAACTGGCAGGATTGGCTGGATATGTCGGTGGTGGGCAGCTCGCCTACGATGGGAATAACAATGTTCAAGATAGGGCTAAACAAGCAGGGTTAGACGCTCTTCTTTTTGGTCTGACAAAAGTGGCTGGGAATGGATTAAATAAGCTGAAGCAACCTATAAAGGAGGCGGCTACTTACACCATACCGACCGAAGTGCCAACAGTTGCTC